ATTGTGGGATTTAGAACATAGTGAAGTAATGAAAAATTTATCAAAATGTAAAACATACTTTCAGACATATTGGAATGAGAGTTTTAGTATAACTGTGATGGAAGCTCTAAGTCATGGATTACCAGTGATTTTAAATACTAAAAATAATATTCATGCAAGTAATATAATTTCAGCAGACTCATCTCACTATAAGAACATAACTTATAATTCAAAAGAAGAACTTGTTAATGCGATAAAATCTTTTGACCACATTGATAGAAAAGAGATACAAGATATGACTTGGGAAAAACACACACACGATAAATGGAAATCGCACTTTTTGAACTGTATAGATAAAACGATAGAGAGATTTAAAAACAAAACTAGTAATTTAAAGAAATTTATGGACTAAATAATACATGGCAAAACCAGAAATAAATGATATGATTGAACATTCTGAACCTGCATTTGATAGAGTTGCTACAGGTAAAGTGACTGAATTATTAAGTTCACAGTTCATTTATGAGGTTCATAAAGTGATAGAAAAAGGTAGAGAAAAAATACCAGTTGACAAAACAAGCACAAGAATGTGTATGTTTGATGAAATATGGAGTAAGATTTAATGTCAAAAAAGAAAGAGATACATTCTGGTGATTTGGTAAAAATTGAACCAATCACAGATAATCAAAAATTAGTATTTGAAGGTCACAAAAAAGGGAAGAATGGTTTCTTCTTTGGATGTGCTGGAACAGGTAAAACATTCGTGTCATTATACTTGGCACTACAAGATGTTCTTAAACATGGAACACCTTTTGATAGAGTTGTAATAGTTCGTTCACTCATACCAACAAGAGAAATAGGATTCTTGCCTGGTGATGAGGAAGACAAAGCTGCATTGTATCAAGTACCATATTCAAACATGGTACAGTTTATGTTCAAACAACCTAATGAAGATGCATTTAGAGGATTATATGATGCACTTAAAAGACAAGGAAGTTTACATTTTGTATCTACATCATTTTTAAGAGGATTAACTTTTGATAATTCAATCATCATAGTTGATGAATGCCAAAACTTAAATTTTCATGAATTAGATACTATCATTACAAGAGTAGGACAAGATTCTAAAATAGTTTTCTGTGGTGATTTTAGTCAAACAGATTTAACTAAAACAAATGAAAGAAATGGACTACATGACTTTTTAAGAATACTAGAAAACATGGATGAGTTTAATTGTGTAGAATTTGAAATACCAGATATCGTAAGGTCTGGTTTTGTAAGAAATTATTTAATTGAAAAAACCAAACTTGGTATAGGTGTAGATTTGTGAAAATTAGTCAAGAGGGTTTATCTCTCATCAAAAGATTTGAAGGTTGTAGATTAGAAGCGTACAAATGTTCTGCAAATGTATTGACAATAGGTTATGGTCATACTGGTGGAGTAAAAGAAACTGATACTATAACACAACCAGAAGCTGATGAATTATTAGAAAAGGATGTTGCAAAGTTTGAAAAGTATGTAAGTAGTAATGTAAAAGTTGAATTGAATCAAAGTCAATTTGATGCTCTAGTTGCATGGACATTTAATTTAGGTGTTGGTAATTTAAGAGAATCAACAATGTTAAAAAAATTAAATAATGAAGACTATAAATCAGTTCCTAGTGAAATGAAAAGATGGAACAAGGCAGGTGGTAAAACTTTAGATGGACTAATCAGGAGGCGAAAAGCAGAATCATTACTTTTTGAAAGTAAAGAATGGCATCAAGTATAAATTATGATAAATTTTGAAGAATTAAAAACAAAGACAGTTGATAAAAAAAGATATTATGTGACACCAGAGGGTAATGAATACCCATCTATTACTACAGTACTATCACCTAGAGGTAAAGAGGGATTGATGAAGTGGAGAAAGAGAGTTGGTGAAAAAGTTGCCAATCATATATGTCATAAGGCTGCAACCAGAGGTACAAAAGTACATAAAATGTGTGAGGATTATCTCAATGGTTCAGATATGGAACATCATAAGAAAGACTTTTTACCTTACTGTCTATTTAACGAGTTAAAAGATAAGACTTTTGACAATATAAACGAAGTCATTGCACAAGAGGTAACTTTGTATTCTGATAAATACAGAGTAGCAGGAAGAACAGATTTGATAGCTGAGTATAAAGGAGAGTTATCAATCGTAGATTTTAAAACATCTACAAACGAGAGAAAGGATTCTTACAACGAAAATTATTATATTCAAACATCGGCATATGCCGAAATGTTTGAAGAATTGACAGGGAAACCTATCAATCAAATAGTAATTTTAGTTGTAACAGAGAATGGTACAGTACAAGAGTTTATTAAAGATAAACAAGAATACTTACCATTACTAGAAGAAACATTAGAGGAGTGGTACAAAACATGAATGTAACATTTACAGAAAGTGCAGCTAATCAAGCAAAGGTAATCTTGGCAGGTGAGGGTGATGATAAACTAAATGTTCGTTGTTTCATACAAGGTGGTGGTTGTTCTGGTTTCCAATATGGATTTACACTAGATGAACAAAAAGAAGATGACCATGTATTTGAAACAAATGGTGCTAAACTTTTAATCGACCCAATGAGTGGTGTATATTTTCATGGTGCAACAATAGACTATGTGAATGACCCATTACAAGGTTCTATGTTTACAATCAACAATCCAAATGCAAAATCAACATGTGGTTGTGGAAGTAGTGCGGCATTTTAAATATGCGATTAGTAATATCATTACTAGATGTCCTATTAATTCTCTTTCTCTTAGTGATGATGATGCAATACATGTAGATAATACTTGACAAACAATGTTATACCTAGTATAATAGATTTAAATAATTGGAGTATATTATGGAATTAAATAGAGATGGTGATGGGTTTCTCATCAATACAAGTGATTGGTCAGAGGAAGTCATGCAACAAATGGCAGAAGAAGATAATTTTGTTGTTACCGAAGAAATCAAAACCTACATAAACAAAGCAAGAGAAATGTTTAACGAAACTGGTACTGTACCAGCAGTTAGAATCTTTGCAAAAGAATTTGGTATGGACAGAAAGGCAAGTAAATTGTATGAAGTCTTTGAATCAGGCCCAATGAAAAAGATTGCAAAATATGGTGGATTACCTAAACCAACAGGTTGTGTTTAGTGGCAGAAGATAAAAACACAGTACACACCCCAAAAACATTTTCTTTGGAGATAGAAAAAATTGCATTTGATAAAAGATGTACACATCTTGATGCAATATCTATCTATTGTGAAAAGATAGGTGTCGAACCTGTATCAGTTGCAAAATTATTAACAAAAAGTTTAAAAGAAAAAATAGAGGCAAATGCTAGGGAATTGAATTACTTACCCAAAGTAGCAAAACTACCTATGTGATGCAACCAATAGATGCATACTTGATGTACTGTGCCATGAAGGCACATTTTGATAAAAGTGATTATGACTTTGTAAAATACAATGGTAAATCTAAAGTATCAAGAGATTCATTCTATAAAAGGAATGATAGAATTTTTTTTGTTAAATTAACTAAAAAATATAAAAGTAAACAAGATATACAAGACTATTTACTGGCTAATTTCTTAGTGCATCCAAAAGGTTGGGTAGGTAAATTTGATGAAGATAATTATATACAATGGCAAAGAAGAATGCAAAGTCTAAGTTACATATTTAAATCAGAGATTGAACCCATATTAGAAAGAGGTTTAGTAGAAGTATCTAAAAACAAACATCCTAAATTATTAAAAGAATATTTAGGCAAAAGAGTATCATTAGAAACTATGGTTATACTAGATTCTATTTTAGTTTATAGTAAAACATGGAATGTACAATTAAAAGATGACTATGTATGGCACGATGTTTTTAAACTCATAAAAGATTATAAAAAGTTTTTAAGTTTTGATAAAACAAAATTTAAATTTATAATAAGGGAGTTGATAGGAATTGAATAGACCAGATAAATTAGATTGGTATATAAAATGGTTTTCAAGTATAGTCTTGATTATAGGAGCTGCAACGACAGCCATGAACATGTATCCATATAATATGTACTTTCAATTTACAGGTATTACAGGTTGGTTAATAGTAGGCTGGATATGGAAAGACTGGTCATTGATAGTTGTTAATATAGTAGGTTCATTAATACTACTTATTGGTATTATACACTATCATTTTTATACAGATTGGATGTTAAGAATTTATGAATATCGTTTGGAGGCTTTATTATGAAAGCATTAGTTTATGGAAATGGTGAATCTAGACAAGTTTGGGATATAACTAAAAAGTATGAGGGTTTTACAACATGGGGTTGTAATGCAATTTACAGAGATTGTAAAGTTGATAATTTAGTTGCCATTGATTATGAGATACAACAAGAGATATACAAGTCTGGTTATCCAATTAAAAACAAATGTCATTTTGCAGATTGGGCAATACTAGAGGGTTTTGACCCAGAGTTTATAAAAGAGGGGTTTTCACCATTAAATATATTTGAAACACCAAAAAGAAATGATGGTGGTGGTTATGGTTGGTATGATAGAAAAAATTGTGTAGTTCAAGGAAAAGAATATGAAACTGCAGAAAAAAATTATCAACAAATGATTACTCAATTTCCACATTTAGATAAAGAAGATGTAAAAAGAAAATGTTTTAAAAATGTAGGTCTTTACATTACATGGGTAGAAGATAAAGATAAAGTAAACAATATAGAATTCCCTAGAAACTGGTGTGCAGGTGCAACGGCATTACATTTAACATGTCAAGAGGGTGCTGATGAAGTATACATGTTAGGGTTTGACCTAAGTGATTATGATGAACCTCTTAATAATATTTACAAAGGAACAGATAACTATTTACCATCTGATTCAAAAGGATTTAATACCGATGAATGGGTAAGTCAATTAATACAGGTGTTTAAAGAATTTAATGAAACACAATTCTATTGGGTTGTAAAGGGAGATGCCAGTCCACTGGTTTGTAATAATGTACAAAGTATTACCTATGAAGACCTTGACAAAAGATGTCAAGTATAGTATAGTAACAAGAATAACTATTATAAATAGTTATGTATTGAAAAATACACAAATAAACATACGATAAAATATAATAACATAAGGAGAAAATATATGTCATTAGATAGTCTAAAGAGCAGTGGCTCACTTAATAAGTTGTTAGATGCAGCTAAAGGTGAAACTGCACCTCAAGAGAAAAAATCATATGTAGATGAAAGGTTGTGGAAACCAGAACTAGATAAATCTGGTAATGGATATGCAGTCATTCGTTTTCTACCAGCTGTAAAAGGTGAAGACTTGCCATGGGCAAAAGTTTGGAATCATGCATTTCAAGGCCCAACAGGTCAATGGTACATTGAAAACTCTCTTACAACACTCAATCAGAAAGACCCTGTGTCTGAACATAATACAGCATTATGGAATACAGGTTTAGAATCTGACAAAGAAATTGCTCGTAAGCAGAAAAGAAAATTGCAATACTTCTCAAACATTTATGTGGTAAGTGATGCAAAACATCCAGAGAATGAAGGTAAAGTGTTCTTGTTCCGCTATGGGAAAAAAATCTTTGATAAGTTAACTGCTGCTATGTCACCAGAGTTTGAAGATGAAAAGGCAATCAACCCATTTGATTTTTGGGAAGGTGCAAACTTTAAACTTAAAATCAGAAAGGTAGATGGATATTGGAACTATGATAAATCAGAGTTTGAAGACACATCAAAACTTTTTGAAGATGATTCAGAAGCAGATAAAGTTTGGAATGCACAACACTCTCTTGCAGAGTTTACTGCACCAACAAACTTTAAATCTTATGATGAGTTGAAAACCAGACTAGATGCAGTCCTTTCTGGCACTGTAAAAGTTGGTAATGTTGCTGATGATTTGGATGATGCTCCTGTAGCAAAACCAAAAGTTGATACAAAACCACAAGCTACTAAAGTGGAAACACCAGTAGTCGAGGAAGATGATACATTAGCATATTTTGAAAAACTAGCTGAGTAACCTACCGAGTGCCTCTATTCTATAGGGGCACTTTTTTCATATGATTCCACAGAATCCTTATAAATACCTGTATGGCAAGAAGTAAATATATAGAAAGTGTCTTAAAGGCAGCAGGTGGTAGACCTAAATCAACCCAATGGTTTCGTGATAAAATCAAAGAGTTTGGAACACCAAAGTCTGCTGACTTAATTCGTGATGGTAAAAGAACATCAAAGCCTACTTTTGGTATACTAAATATGTTTGTATATGACCCTAAACTAAAGGATAAACTACCATACTATGATACATTTCCTTTAGTATTACCCATTGAAGAATATAAAAATGGATTTTTAGGAATTAACTTACATTATCTATCTATGCCTATGAGAATTAGACTATTGGATAGACTAATGGACTATAGTAATAATGATAAGTTTGATAAAACTACTAAATTAAGAACTAATTATAGTAATCTAAAAAAAGTAGATTTAATTAAACCTTGTCTAAAAAGATATTTGGCAGGTAATGTGAAAACAAAATTTAGAAAAGTAGAAGCAGATGAATTTATAGTTGCAACACTATTACCTGTACAGAGATTTAAGAAACAGTCTGATAGTCATGTGTTTGCAAAATCAAGAGGATTAGTATAATGGCTGACTTAAAAGATTTTATAGAATCAAGTGCCGCTCTTACCATACAAGAGATATTAGCACCATTTAGAGATGGTGAGGGTATTGCAAAACCATCTCAATATGAAGTATTGTTTTTCCCACCAACAGGTTATTCAGGTTCAGGTGGAAAAGGTAAATCAGATAATTTTATGGTTGATATTTTGCAAGACAGTCTTGGTAGAGGTGAACAAAGAGAAGTTTCTATGCAATGTCATAAAATTAATTTTCCAGGCAGGACTTTAGATTCAGTGCCAGATACGAATATTTATGGCCCAACAAGAGAAATAGTAAATGGATTTTCTTTTGCAGAAATTAGTGCAAGTTTTTATCAATCAAATAACTATAAAGAAAAACAATTTTTTGAAACATGGCAAAGATTAGCATATGATGCTAACTCATGGGCAATACAATATTATGATGACTATGTTGGTAAAATTGAGATATATAGTTTAGACAATGATGGTGCAAGAAGATATGGAGTTCAGTTAGTAGAGTGTTTTCCAAAAACAATATCTGCACAAAGTTTAGATGCAACACCATCTACTATGGCACAAACTTGTGATGTATCATTTAGTTACAGATATTGGAAAAATCTAACAGATGAAGCAAACTTACCAACAGAAATAATAGATACTTTTCAAAGAATTCTTGCGAATCAAGTGGAAAGAGAACTTACAAAAAATATACCTAAAGTATTAAGAAAATTATAATTAAGGAGTGAAAAATTATGGCATTACCTAAACTTGAAACCAAAACTTATACCTTAACCTTACCATCAACAGGTGAAGAAATTAAGTATAGACCTTTCCTAGTGAAAGAACAAAAAACATTGTTGATGGCACAAGAATCAAAAACTGATGATGAAATAGTTGATGCAATGAGTCAATTAATATCAGACTGTACATTTGAAAAAGTAAATCCAACAACTTGTCCAATGTTTGATGCAGAATATATCTTTTTAAAACTAAGAGCAAAATCTGTTGGTGAGAATGTAGAAATACAAGTCACCTGCCCAGATGATGAAAAAACAAAAGTAAATGTATCACTCAACCTTAATGATATAGAATGTAATATGGAAGATGACCACATTAATGTAATACAATTGACAGATAAAGTTAAGATTGTTTTTACTTATCCTTTATTAAGTTCATTTAAAAATGTTAAAGATAGTAATCAAACAGAATCACTATTTAATATTATATCTGATAGTATTTCAGAGATACATTTTGATGAACAAATTTATAACAAAGTGGACATGTCTAAAAAGGAATTAACAGAATTTATTGAATCTTTGACTACTGAACAATTTGAATCTATATCTAAATTCTTTGAGTCAATGCCAAAATTAAGACATGTTGTTGAAGTAACAAATCCGAATACTAAAGTAAAAAGTGAAGTCGTAATACAAGGACTTCAAAGTTTTTTAGTATAGGGCTCTCTCATGAGAGCCTAACAAATTACTATAAAAGTAATTTTGCACTCATGCAACATCATAAATACTCATTAACAGAGTTAGATAGCATGATGCCATGGGAGAGAGAAATCTACATTGGTTTAGTGGTAAAACATGTTGAAGAAGAAAATAGAAAAATGGAAGAACAAAATAAAAAAATGAGGCAAAAATAAATGGCAATGGATGAAGGCACAAAGTTATTGCTTGCACATATGCAAGAAAACAATGCATTAACTAAAGAGCTACTAAAAGAAAAGAAAAAAGATGATACACCCACAGAGCGTATTGCTGACCAATTGCCTGAAATAGCCGCTGATAAATATTTCTTAAGCCAACAAATAGCGAGTGACAAGAATATAAGTAAAAGAGATGAATCTGATAGTTTTCTACAAATAATAGCAATAACTTTATCAGACCAATATAAAGTATCAACTAGATTTTATGCAGAAATGTTTTATTATTTAGGTCAAATAACTAAAGAAAATAAAGCTTTTCAGATTAATTCCTTATCTAAAACTAAAGAGGGTCAAACAGTTGCTATGTCTGCACTAGGAGAATATTTCTTAGCGACCATGAAACCTATAAGAAAGAATATGAAGAAGGTGATAGAGAATATTTCTAATAAAGTTGGAAAACCTCTTGAAGATTTATTGAAAAGTGATAAAGAAAAAAGTAAAAATGACCTAACACCATCACAAAAAAAAGAGGAAAAGAAAGAAGAACAGACTAGATTGGGAAGTATGTTTAAAAAATTAGGTGGAGCTTTTAGCGGTGTTGGTAAATTTTTAGGAGATAAAATTAAAAACTTATCTAAAAGTTTGCTTGGTAAAACAGGATTAGTAACACTTGTAGTACTAGCGATTTTAGCTCTAACTAGTGTAAGTAAAAGATTAAGTGAAACAGTTGTAGGACTTGCATTAAGTTTTGGTTCTCTTTTTAAAAATCTTTTTAATATGGATTTTAGTAGTATTGGTGGTTTTTTTGGTTCATTAGGTACTCTTTTAGCTGAGGGATTTACTGCCTTAGGTGTTTCGTTAGCATACTATTTTAAAACAGATATTATTGGAAAACTTTTTGGTGGTATTAAAGCTGCATTTTCAAAAGTCCTTGACTTTTTTAATAAAAAAGAATTAGGAAAAGCTATGAAGGCCTTAGGAAAACTTTTAGTTAGATTTGGTCTATGGCCATTAGGAATAATTTTAGGTGTGTTAGATTTTATTAATGCATTTAATAAAGAAATGTTTGAGGGAAGTGGTAGTTTTTTAAAATCACTTGGAAAGGGTCTTATGGGTCTCATAATGGGATTTGTTGAACCTATAATATATTTAGTAGAATTTTTTGGAAATTTAATAAAAAGTGGAATTGATGGAATATTAGGTTATCTTGGTTTTGATGTACCTAAAGATATGACTTTAACAGATAATGCAATAACAAGATATTATTCAGCAGAAGACCCTACAACTACAGGTAATAATCTTACACCATCGGGTGCTGGAGCTACAGGTGGTAATACTTATGTTATCAGTACAAATAATATTGATGCTTCATCTAATGCACAAAATCATTCACACACAAATACAAATATTACAGATTCACAAGCAGATAATACAGGATTATAGGGAGAATAAAATGTCAGAGATAGAAACTAAAAAGGTAAACATAGAACTAGAAGTAGACACAAATGTTGTTAATTCTAGTAAAAACAAATATCAATCATGGATAGACATGGCAAAAGCTGTGGATGCATGGAGAATATTCCCACGACTATTTTTAACAGTATACATTATATTGTTATACAAATGTGTTATTTGGTATATGAACTTGTCTGCTCCAACTATGGAACAGTCTGGGTTGATAAGTATCGTTGTAGGTGCTGGTGCCGCTTGGTTTGGTTTATATACAGGAACGAGTAAGAAGTAATTAACTAGGATTTAGGTGGTCTTCAGTTAGTATCTTAAATTCCATGTTATGGTCTAGACAGAACTCAGTCGCAGACTTCCATTTAGCCTTGTTTATACCCCATGTTTTGACTTTATTATACCAAACCCCTGTTCTTCTCTTAGGATTCCTTTCTGGGGGTGTACATTGATGTTTAGGTTTAACTTCAATAATATACTTCTTGATACTACCATTTTTAGTACGAACTTTGATATAGAAATCAGGGAAATATCTATGATAACGACCATCCCATGGCGATACATAAGGAATGACTAATTCTTCACTACCCCATTCTATAATAGATTTAGTAGTATCACAGTACTTCATCATCTTCAATTCCCATGAAGAACGATACACTATTTCTTTAATATCACCTTGATACTTGGTAGGATATTTCGGTTTAAACTTACCTTTATATGTCATAATCGTTATAAATACTTTAAATTATATAGGACTATTTAGACATGCCACTAGACAATTTAAAAAATGTAGGTAAATCCATAGCTAGAGGGATAGTAGGTAAAAATCTAAGGAGAGTAGCTGGTGGTATCGCTGGATTAATAGGTGGACCTAATAGAAAAGATTCATCAGACATATCACCATTAAGAGGTTCAACTTCAACAACCACTTTATCATTTCCACTTGATAATACTAATGTAGACCCATCTTTAGGTAATCATGGACACTACATGATGTTCTTTATTAATGAACAAGAAAGTGCAAAAGTAAGATTTGACAATATGCAAGATAAGTTATCAGTAGATGGCGAAACATTAGGCACAAAAAATTTAAAAACACATTTAGAAAAGAATTTGGGGTTTACAGGTTCTTTCGATAAAATATTTGATAGTAAGACTGGTAAGTTTAAAGAAAAAGCTAGTGACGCTCAAAAACAAATTTTTGAACAAAAAGGTGGAGTAAAAGATTTATTTTTTGGTAAAGGTTCTGCAGAATATAAAAAAGGTTTTGGTGGCGCAGCTTTAAAAACTGGTGATATTAATAAAACAGGTTACACTTCAAGAAAAAATCAAAAACAAACAATTAGTATTGAAAGACCACCAACAAGAAGATTAGACACATGTATCACCATGTATATGCCTGCTGAGGTAAAAGTAAACTATAAGGCAGATTACAATGACACAAAAATAGGAAGTGGAACACAATTAGCTTCACAAGTTCTTGGACAAGTTGCTAATGGTGCTTCAATATCTGCTGGAGCTGAAACTTTAGGAAATCAAGCTATGCCTACTCTTGAAGCAATTGGTACAAATGCTTTAGGGGATGTAGTGGGTGCTATACCAGTATTTGCTGGTGCTAAAGAAGCTTATGAAATGAATTCAGGTGTTATTTTAACTGATAGAATGGAACTTGCATTTAAAGGTATAGGTAAAAGAACTTTTTCATACACATTTAAAATGATGCCAAGAAGTGAAGATGAAGCCAATGAGGTAAAAAGAATTGTTGATATGTTTAAATTTCATATGTTACCTGAGATGACTTCAGGACAAAGAGGAAGATTTATGAGTTATCCATCAACATTTGATATTAAATATATGTTCTTAAATACAGAAAATAATTATTTAAACAAAGTTTCAGAGTGTTATCTAGAAACTATGGATGTAAATTATGGTGGCGATAGATTTAGAGCACACAAAGGTAATACTACTGGCGCCCCACCTATTGAAACAAGTATGACTTTAACCTTTAAAGAGATAGAACTTATCACAAGAGATAAAGCAGCAGATGGATTCTAATTATGTACTTTGATAATTTTCCAACAATAATATACGATTCTGAAAAAGAGGGTGAATATAAAGATGTTAAGAATTTACTTAGGCGTGTAGGTATTAGAGCAAAAGTAAGAACTAACACTTTACTATACGATACTTACGATATAAGAAATGGTGAAACACCAGAATCTATTGCACATAAACTTTATGATGATGCTGAATTACACTGGGTAATTATGTTAGTAAATAATATTACAGATAGATATCATGATTGGCCAATGACAGAAGCACAGTTTTTACAGTTTATAAAAGATAAGTATGATGATGTTAATGGTACACATCATTATGAAATATCTCAAACCTCTGGTAATACATCTATTAAAATAGATATTGGAACTGATAATACCAATTATTCAAATGCAACTCTAATTACTAATTATGAGTATGAACAAGAACAACAAGATAGTAAAAGAAAAATAAGACTATTAGACCCATCTTACATAGAACCATTTGTTGAAGAATTTAAATCATTAATGAATGAATCAATAATATAATGAATGGTATAAGAAACGCTGGAGAGTATATACTCACTGAACTAAAACTATTTACTAGCACTGGTGAAGTAATTAATTTAAATAGTAATTATACATTACTTGACATATATGAAAATATGTTTTCTAATGGTTTAACTGGAACAGTAACAATTATAGATACAAATAATTTAATTATGAATGCACCCATCATAGGACAAGAGTTTTTGGCATTTAAAATAATGACACCAGGCCTTGATAATATACCAATAGATTTTACTAAGCATGTTATGGCAGTATATAAAATAGATTTAAGAAAATCTAGCAGAGGTAATGAGGTGTTTCAATTACATTTCTGTTCACCAGAATTATTGAGAAATAATAGAGTTAGACTTTCAAAATCATATGATGGTAATATAAGTGACATAGTAAATATAATATTAAAAGATAAAAAATCTATAAACACAAAAAAAGAATTATTCATTGAATCAACTTTAGGTAACAAAAAAATAGTATCACCAAATAAAAACCCATATTCATTGATTAAAGATTTAACAACTGATGCTATCGGTGAAAATGGCTCACCACATTTTGTATTTTTTGAAAATTTAGATGGAATACATTTTAGAACCCTTGATAGTTTGTATAATATAGGTAGTGTGGGTGATTTTACAGTATCAGATAAGGGAAGTATTGATTTTCAAAAAGGTGGTATAACTAACATAGAAGAAGAATTAAAAAGAGTATTAGATTATGAAATAACTTCTAATAATGATACAAAAAGAAATATTAAAAGTGGTATGTTTGCATCTAAAACTATATCACATAACATATATCAAAAAAACTTTGATGTTAAGACATATGATTACTTTGATGACTTTGATGATTATGGTAGAGTCGCTAGTGGGGGTAGTAATTTTCCTATATACAATAAAGGTGCAGTAGATTTTGCAAATAAATTAAGTGACTTTAAAGATGCTAGAGTATACATGCATAGTACATCAAAAGATACAAATGGACTTGATACCCAACATTACATTGAAACAAGTACAAATTATACACCAAATGATATTGAAAAAACCATTGCACATAGAGTATCTAAAAATTCAGAGTTAGACAATGGTGTTAAAATTAATATGCAAATAAATGGAAATACAACAATTAGAGCAGGGTCAATTATAGATTTCGAATTACCCCTTGTCGGCACATCACACACAGATGATAATTATGATGTCTATCACTCTGGTAAATTTTTAATAACTAAAGCAAGACACTCTTTTGATAAAAAAGGTGCTAAATATTCAATATATATGAGCATAGTTAAAGATTCATTTAATAAAGAACTGCCAGATGGTGGTTCAGAAGCACAACAACCAACAGGAGGGCAACTATAGTAAACTATATCATGTATAATTAATTAACAATTTGGAGTTTTAGAATGACAAACAAATACAAAAACAAAATTAAAAACATGAAATTTTTGAGTCAAACACGAACAAGGATGATACCTGAAAAACTTGACATAAATAATATTAAAGAAAACTATAGAGATAAAGAAACAAATGAAGAGCTATACAGAACTATTAGAAGGGGTCTATGACCCAAACATATTTAAAGCC